TTTGCAAAAGTTTGAAGTGTGCTGTTGCCCTCAGTTGCCTCATCGCTGCTTAGTGCATCAAATATAGACTCAAAGGCTTTAGCAACGTTACGCAAAGCCAAGCCAAGATTGTATGCGCCACAGACTCCCTTACTCTTTTCCCTCCCCTTTTGATCCGATCAGATCCGCCAACAACCGAAAGGCCTAGATTATGACCCTAAACAAACCAGAAGCGCCAGAGACTAAACCGATGAGCTGCTACCTATCACTGAATTCGGCAATCTTAGTTGCAAACTGGATCGCGCCAACTGATGTTGCGGCGTTGACTTTAGCCCGGCGGATTGCCATGGCATTAGATACCGCCTTTGACATGGGCGAACTCAAAGAGGCAACACCTTTGGCAGCTAAGTATTTACAAGTGTTGCAGCAGCTACATCTCACAGTGGAAACTAGAACAATAGGAAAACAGGGCGATCAGAATGACGGGACAAATCACGTTGGAAACTATCTACGGCTACTCGACACCAAGAATACAAAGCCCAAGCCTAAACCTGCCCAGCGCAGGGCCAGTGGTGTCGGCACTAGCTGACGAATTAGGCCTGCCACTTTTACCTTGGCAAAGTCATGTCCTAAATGATGCGCTAAAGATCTTGCCCAATGGCAACTGGGCCAAAAGCCAGGTAGGTGTGTTGGTTGCCCGGCAGTGTGGAAAGACTCACATGATGCGGATGCGGATACTGGCAGGCCTGTATGTCTTTGGTGAAAAAAATGCAATAGCCATGAGCCAGACCAGGCAACTATCGCTAGACACATTTAAGCAAACTGTGGATATGGCCGAGAGCCTGGACTGGATGCGCAAAAGGATTAAGCGAGTTAGCCGAACTAACGGGCAAGAGGAATTAGAGGTGTATTGCCACCACTATCCCAAGAGCTGCGAGGGCAAGTGCGAGAGAATTAGGAAATATTCAATCCGAGCCGCCACCTCGGAAGGCCCGCGTGGATCGTCAGCTGACTTGTTGTATGTGGATGAGCTGCGAGAAATTGATGAGGCCACCTGGGCAGCCGTTACACCGATTACCCGAGCCAGACCCAATGCGCAAGTGTTTTGGACATCTAACGCAGGCGATCTAACCTCGAATGTGCTAAACGAACAGCGCCGCCGCGCCCTAACTTTTGCTAGTGATCGAATGGGCTACTACGAATACAGCGCGCCAGCAGGCTCAGCCGTTGATGATGTCGAGGCTTGGAAAATGGCTAACCCGGCACTTGGCTACACGATTAACATTCAGAACATTAAAGATGCGGCTACCTTTGACAGCCCCGATGCCTTTAAGACCGAGACCTTGTGCATGTGGGTTGATGCAATAGACAGCCCTTGGCCAATGCAAGTTTGGAATGAGTGCGAGGCAGACATCGCGCTGGAAGATGGCCTGCCCACCTGGATGGCGATGGATCTAAACTTTAACCGCGAATTGGCTTGCTTAGTCACCTTGCAAAAGCGCGACAACGGCTACGGCGTATTTCTGCACGAATGGAAAAAAGAGGGCGGCATAAATGACTTGGAACTAGCTGGCGAGATTGCCACGCTGACCCGCCGCTATCGGCCAAGAGTCTTAGCCTATGATCCAAACACTGCCGGGTATATTGCGCCAAGGCTTGCCCAGGCTGGCATCCCAACATCGCCAACGCCTTGGAACTCAGCCAATTTTAGTATTATGTGCGATCAGGCCATGAATGCGATGCAGTCGCGGCAGCTCTTTCACCCAGCACAAGAGACAATGCACAGCCACCTGGTCAGCTGCGCTCGCAGACCAGCGAGCGATGGCGGCTGGCGGATTGCCAGGCGAGCAGCTCAAGTCCCGATCACAGCTGCAATCGCTTTGGTCATGGCAGTAGGACACGCAACCGAGCCACAACAGAGCGTAAGCATTATTAGCGCCTAGGACAACACGCGCAACAGCCAGACAATCTCGGACATAATTACACAGATGTAATTTAGTGTGGTGTAATGCGAGAATGGGATTTATTGATTTCTTACTGGGCGCACCACCACAAAAGGCAGATGTGCAGGCCAAGGCAAACTTGGCAATTCCTTACTACCAAGATAATTTCAGCCCGTTTCAAGCATTTGGAATTAATCGTGGCGATGCCATGCAAGTCCCAGCTGTGGCCAGAGCGCGAAACATAATCTGTGGCACTATTGGTGAACTCGGCTTACATTCTTACAACGAGGTAACTGGCGCAAAAATTGAGGGTCGACAGCTTCTTAAACAGCCTGATCCAGCCCTGCCAAGAATTGTGACAATGTGCTGGACTACTGAAGACATCTTATTCAAGGGACATGCGTTTTGGCTTGTCTTGGAAGTTAGCCCTGAGGATGGCCGCCCTATTGCATGCCGGCGCATTGATCCAACTAGGGTGACTTTTACAACTGACTTACAAACTGATGAAATTCTTAACGGCTTTTATTTAGACGGCAATCTGTGCCCACACATGGGCGTTGGCTCATTGATTATGTTTAGCGGCGTAGATGAAGGCCTACTTAATCGAGGCGGCAGAACAATTAGAACTGCACTTGAGTTAGAGATGGCAGTAAGCCGAATGGCTAGCGAACCTAACCCAACAATGGTCATTAAAAATACTGGCGTGGATCTACCGCCAGAGCAGGTCTCAAGTCTTTTGGCCTCATGGAAATTAGCGCGATCACAGAGAGCGACTGCCTACCTATCTGGCCCGTTAGATGTCACAACATTTGGATACGATGCCGGACAGATGCAGCTGACCGAGTCCAGGCTAAACACAGCCGCCGAAATTGCCAGACTGTGCAACATTCCTGCCTGGTACATTAACGCCGAATCAGCTAGCGCAACTTATTCCAACGTAAGCCAAGAGCGCAGAAGCCTTGTGGACTTTAGTCTTAAGCCGTACATGGCTTGTATTGCAGAGCGATTGAGCATGAATGATCTAACACCGCGTGGAAGCGTTGTTAGGTTTGATCTAGACGATTACTTACGAGGAAACCCACTAGAGGAAATACAAGTAATGACAGCCATGCTTGATGCAGGCCTAATAAGTATTGATGAAGCAAGAGCAGAGATGGATCTTGCACCGAGAGGAAACCCAGATGCAACTTAATTTTGATGGACAGGTTATTGCAGCAAATGTGGCAACTAGGACTATAACGGGACTAGTCGTACCTTTTGCTAAAGTTGGCAACACTTCAGCAGGCCCAGTGCGATTTGACTTTGGCGCGTTTGGCGACATTGATCCAAGTCAAATAGTGCTAAACAGTGAGCATGATCGCACACGCCCGTTAGGTCGTGGCATTGGCGATTCACTAGAAGTTAGCCCGGCAGGTATCTCAATGGCTTTTAAGATCGCGCCAACTAACGCTGGCAATGATGCGCTAGTTGAAGCCGCCGAAGGTTTGCGCCCAGCATTTAGTGTTGAGGCCAAAGTCAATGAATACACAATTGAAAAGGGCGTAATGATTGTGGCCTCAGCCGTACTTGAGGCAGTCGCTCAAGTTGTTTCACCGGCATTTAAGGATGCGACCATATCCAGCGTTGCAGCTAGTGAAACAGACCCAGAAACCACCGAAGCAGAAACCCCTGCTGAGGATGAACCACAGGAGAATACAGTGGATGAAGTAACAACAACAGTTGCAGATGAAGTAACAGCAGCCGCTGTTGTTCACGCCGCAGCGCCAGTGGCTTACACCAAGCCGCGATCACCAATTAAGACCCAGGCTCATTTCCTAGAGCATTCAATCAAAGCGCAAAGAGGAAACACCGAAAGCGCACAGTGGATTATGCACGCCAAGGCCGAGGATGCAAAGCATCTAACAGCTGCGGATGATTCCTTCACAACCAACCCAGCATTTAAGCCAACCCAGTTTGTATCTACTGTTGTAGACACACAAATTGGCGCACGCGGCGCGATTGATGCAATTGGTACACGCGCACTGCCTAACGCTGGCATGACCGTATCTATTCCAAAAATCACCACATCAGGATCAGTTGCTGAAACTGCCGAAGGCAACGCACCATCAGAAACTGGCATTGTGTCAGCATATGTTGATGCGACTGTAAAAGCCTACAAAGGCATGCAGCGTTACTCGGTAGAATTATTTGACAGAGCAGATCCAAGTTTCTACGCAGCAATGCTGGACAATATGCGCCGAGTTTACGCTCAGGCAACCGAGGCCGCAGTAATTGCTGAATTAACATCAGGTGGAACACAGGCAACTGCTGTTGCGGCAGATGTTGATGGCATTGTGTCATTCGTTAAGACCGAAGCACCAGCTGCATACCTTGCAACTGGCGAATTGGCCTCATGCTACATTGCTGGCACATCTCAGTGGAGTTTGTTAATTGGCGCGCAAGATACAACCAAGCGACCAATTTTTAGCGCATCTCAGCCAATGAACTCAGCTGGCACAGTGGGCACACAGTCACTACGCGGCAACGTAATGGGCCTAGACCTATACGTTTCCAACAAGGCTGTATCAACAACAATTGATGAATCAGCATTCATTGTTGTGCCATCATCCGTAGCCATTTACGAGAGCCCAGTTTTACAGCTTTCAACAAACGTGGTTACAACTGGCGAAATTGAAACAATGCTCTACGGTTATTTAGCCGTTAAGACAATTGTTGCCGGTGGAGTCCGCCGCTTTAACCTGACCTAGTCAGAGTTAGTTAAGAGTGTGGGGGATGCGGCCCTGTGTCCCCCACACACCTACCCAGAAAAGGATTGAACAATGCCACTGATAGTGCTTAGCGAGTTAAAAGCCGTCTTAGGTATTGGTGACATTTACGCTGATGCAATCGTGCAAGAATGCGCGGATGCAGCTCAGAACATCCTTTTGTCCTATTTGACTTTCGATTATGTGGCCATTAAAGAAGTAAGCCTAACGAGCAATGTGGCCAGATTTTATTGCTATGAAAATACTTTTGTAGTTGGCCAAGCCCTGACAGTTAGCAAGTGTGGCGCGCCTTTTGATGGGTCGCGCACAGTTACAGCCGTAGGCACAGAAAACCTTGTTACATTCTTTGAGGCCGCAGTTACTAACGCCAACATAACCAAGCGCATGGTTATACCTAATGGCCGCGCTTTACTAACTAGCCAGGCAACCATGTATGACAGTGGCTACCCTGAAGTTGAACAGGCCGCGCTTGCCATTGCTTGCGACATCTGGATCACACGCACTGGCACACTTGGCCAGCAAGGTGTGGACTTTCAAAGCCCTGCCCCGTATCGCCTGGGTCGCTCAATGCTGACCCGCGTATCTGGGCTACTTGGCAAGCACCTAGACACTAGGGGCTATCTTGGCTAATTTAGCAACCTACCGCGCCAACCTTGCCACAACTCTTGCAGCTGCCGGGCGAGTAGTTTACGCATGGCCAAATGAAAACATTACCCCGCCAGCCATTGTGCTTGTGCCGGGCTCGCCATACATCACAGTGTCAGCAATCGGTGGCGCTCGTTGTAATGTGCGCTTTGACATCACAGTAATAGTCAATGCAGCTGATAACCAAGCCGCTTTGGCAAACATCGAAACTTTAATTTTATCTGTGACCGATTTGTTATCTAATAACATCACATTCCTAAGTGGATGGTCACAACCAACAGTCCAGCAAATTGGAAACGCCGATATGCTAATCAGCCAACTCAACATCGAGATGGTCACAACCAACTAGTAAAGGAAAAAAAATGGCCGCAGTATATATCACTGGTCGTTCCTTGGTACTGAGCATTAACTCGGTGTCATACGCAGATCAGGCATCCACAGTCACACTTGAGATGGAAAACAATCAGCAAGTATTAGAAGTATTATCAGGTCGCGCCTACAAGACCGTTGATAAGACCGCTACGCTTAACGTTGAAATGTACCTTGACGACACCTCATCCGCCGGCATTATTTCCGCGCTATGGGATGCAGCAAGTGCATCACCTGACACCTCATTAAACTTTAGTTTTGATGTAAACGGTGACACATTTACTGGCAAAGTCTTTCCAGTATTTCCAACAGTCGGCGGCGCCGCTACCGATGTACTAACAACCTCACTCAGCTTTGTCGTTGAGGATGGATCAGTCGCAAGAGCCTAACGAATAGAACAGGGCAACCATTATGGAATACAAAGTAACTACAAAACAGGGCAATAACTACATAGTGAGCGATGAGTCAGCCTGGCTCTGGGTCGAGATCGAACGTGAACTTGGCTACACAGTCAGCCAGGCAGCTGAAAAGATGAGCCAGGGATCGCTGGATGTAATAACGTGCATGCTTTACAAGGCCGCCAAGGCCGCAGGCAATACCAAGTTACCAAGTCAGCAAGCATGGGTTATCAATGAGTTTGAGACCTTTGAGGTGGTCGAGGACAGCCCAAAAGAGAGTTAAGGGATGTGCTTGTCAGGATTGCAGTATCAACTGGCATACCCTTGGCGGATCTCAAAGACTGGTCGCTCGCAGACATTAACACAGCGATAACGCTGATACGGGAAAGGAACGGACATGGCAGCTGAAAGATCAACAGTCAAGATCCAACCTGACTCAAGAGACTTACGAAACCTTTACAAGGCATTTAGAGACATGGATGAGGGGTCAAAGAAAGCCCTTAAAGATGACGTAACCTCAATAAGTGCATGGTCAGCTACAGAGTTACAGAGCAGCTACACGATGAACCCTTTCCCGGCACAGGCTCAAAAGGTTGCGGCTACAATTCGAGCCAACAAAGACAGAATTCCTAATGTGACAATTGGTGGCAGTAAAGGCAGATTTAGTGGCGGGGCAGTATCTGGCCAAGTGTTATTTGGATCTGAATTTGGTGGCCCAGCACCTTTTGCTAACGGTGGTCGCCGTTTTCCTGAGCGCTCAGACTCATCAGGTCGAGGCAACATTGGTTACGGAATATTTAAGAAGCTAAAAGAAATCCAGCCAACTTTGACTAAGCAATGGAAAGATGCCGTTGAGCGTCAAGTGATAAAGAAATGGGCTGACAATGGCTGACGTAAGAACACTTAAACTTAATCTGCTGGCAGATGTAGATCAATTTAACAGAAGCCTTGCACACGCTGACGACAGCACAAATTCTTTTAGTAAAAAAATTGGCAAGTACTCAAAGGCTATGGCCAAGTCTTTTGCGATCGCTGGCGCAGCTGCTGGATTGTACGCAATCAAGTTGGGTGTTGATGGCGTAAAGGCAGCCGTTGAGGATGAGAAAAGCCAAGCAACATTAGCTCAAGCCCTTAAAAACACAACCGATGCTACCGATGCCCAAATTGCTGCAACTGAAAAGTATGTCAGCGCAACTCAAATTAGGTACGGCGTATCTGACGTAAAACTACGGGCATCACTCGGTAGCCTTGTGCGGGCAACTGGCGATGTAACCGAAGCACAAAAACTCAATAACCTAGCATTAGACATCTCAGCTGCTACTGGGCGAGACCTTGAAACTGTATCGCTAACACTTGCCAAGGCTTATGACGGCAACTTTGGATCACTTAAGAAACTTGGTATTCCATTAGATGAAGCCATTCTTAAATCTAAAGATTTTAACGTAGTCCAAGGCGAATTGACAAAGTTATTTGGTGGCGCGGCAGCTGCCAACACTCAGACTTACGCAGGCCAACTGGCCATTGTAAAAGAGCGCTTTGACGAAATGAAAGAATCGGTAGGTGTTTCCTTACTACCAGTAATGAAAACACTGTTAGAAAACGTAAACCTGATGGCCAAGGCTTTTGGCGGCGATGATCCTGAGGGTTTAAGCGAAAGAGCTAGAGAACTTGCTGGAACTTATGACGGCCAAGGCAGTGGCGCATACAATCTTGGCTTGGCTTTGCGTAACGTTGCTAAAGCCTTTGAGTCTATATTTGATGCACTAAGCAGCGATGAGGCAACTGAGGGCAACAGCACACTTCAAACTTTTGCAAATACTTTGAACTCGGTTGCTAATGGTATTGAAAGAGTCGCAACCGCCTACGGAAACGCCAAAAAACTAGGCGGTAACATTCTTGATTTCTTTATCATAAATCCCGGCGAAGGTCCAAAGTTAGCCGATAGTGGATTAGGCAAGCGCCTTGGCTACACAAACCGCGCAGCTGGCGGCTCAGTTATGGGTGGTCAGGCTTATCGAGTTGGCGAATTTGGCCCCGAGATGTTTGTGCCTAGTGGCTCGGGATCTATCCGACCAGCTGATGGCGGTGGCGGTAACACAGTAATAAACATTAACGGCGTTATTGATGCAGAATCAGCCAGGCGATCAATCGAGAAGCTGCTGCAAAATAGCGCAAGGCGCACAGGCCCGATCAACCTAATTGGCGCGACACTGTGACAACTTACACGCCTTACCCAAAAGTGGTATTTGCTGGCGCGGTTGAGTACGCAGATAACACAATCAGCAGCATTGGCATAAGCCTTGGCAGGCGCGACATCTACGAGCAAGCACAACCCGGCATCGCTAGCGTTAGATTATGGACTGATGCAGACACAGCGCTAAACGTCAATTTGTCCGACAGCGTTGAGATCAAGATCCAAGACTCAACGGCGGCCTATCAAACCATTTACACAGGCATAATTTCAGACATAGACATCACATTAGATGCCTACGGCTCTGAGGGATCTGTGGCCATTTACAACATCACAGCAGTTGGCCCATTAGCACAGGTCAATAAGCACACCACAGGCGGCCTGGGCTTTGCTAAAGAGTTTGACGGCACAAGAGTATTGAACATCCTTTCCGATGTATTTCTGCAAGATTGGGATGAAGTGCCAGGGGACTTGATTTGGTCAAGTGTCAGCAACATCGCCACATGGGCTAACTGGGATGGCTCAAACATCACCCTAGTAAACGATTTGATCGCAGACATTGACACGCCCGGCACATACGAGTTGGCAGTGTATAACGGCGGCGTGACGGATGCCCTAGCCCTTGTGCAATCAGCTGCTCAATCAGGTCGCGGATTCCTATTTGAAGCACCTGACGGCTCAATTCATTATGACTCTTACGGCGCTCGGGCGGCCTATGTGCCATTGACACTGACAGGTGATGATCTTCTGGCAGCAGGCTTGCGACAAGCCGCACAATGGGCCGAAATTGTCAACGATGTGACTGTCACAACTCACAACGGCCATGAGGAATATGCAGCCGATTACACTAGCCAACAGTCTTATGGCCAACTGGCAGGCAGTCGATCAACCACCTTGCACAACAATGCCGATGCCCAAATACAGGCAACAGCATTCCTAGAGTCTCGGGCATACCCACGCACCTATCCCGAGGAATTGACGATCCCACTGCATAGCCCAACTGTCAGCGATGCCACACGCGATGCCCTGATCGCCATGCTAGTTGGCTCGGCAGTTTACACTCAGCAGCTGCCAGCAGTATTTGGCACAACTTTTGATGGCTTTGTCGAGGGTATGCGCTGGAATCTGACAAGGTACACAAGCGACCTAACCCTAGTTTGCTCGGCACTTTCCGAGACATACCCACACAAAGTATGGCTGCAAATCGCACCTACACTCACATGGGCAGGTTATACTCCTATTACGGAAGAATGGATGGATCTATAAATGGCAACAACCACACCAAACTACGGCTGGCCAGTACCAACCAGTACGGATTATGTTAAAGATGGCGCAGTTGCCATTGAGGCTTTAGGCGATGCCATTGATGCCACAGTGTTTGGCTTGCCAAGTGCGGGCTTAACTTTAATTAGCACAACAACTATCGGCACAGCCGTTGCATCTGTCACAGTATCAGGAGCATTTAGCGCAACTTATGATAATTACCAAATTGTAGTATCGGATGGTGTTGTTTCAGCGGCTACAAATTTAAAATTAACCTTGGGAGCAACTGCAACAGGATATTATGGTGGTTTAGCAAGTATTATATTTTCAACTGGTGCGCTAAATACGACAAGCGACAACAACGCAACCAGTTTTTCAAGCATTTCAAGGCCCACTACAAATACTCTTAACGCAAGCTTTGAACTTAATTCCCCATTTTTGGCAAAAAATACTATGATCAACTCAAATTACAATAGCGCAATAACCTCTGGTGATGCTGGTTTTTATGCAGGTTTTTTAAATAATTCAACCTCTTACACAGCCTTTACTTTAGCCACGACAGCAGGAACTTTTACAGGCGGAAAAATCCGCGTTTATGGCTTTAAAAACTAAGGATAAATAAATGGCAACCGTTAAACCAAACATTCAAATTGACGATTTAGTACGCGAAATGACCGACGAGGAATTTACTGCGTACAAGGCACAGCAAACAGCAAGTGCGGCAGCGCAAGCCGAAGCCGAAGCAAAAGTTGCAGCGCGTGAAAGCGCACTGGCAAAACTTGCAGCCCTTGGATTAACCGCAGATGAGATCGCCGCGTTGTAATGTCGTCACCGATTAAGAATGGCAAGATTACAACTCCCTACAAAAAACTAGGCAAGATGTGGTCAAAGGGTTATCACACTGGCGTTGATTTTGCAGTGCCTGTTGGCACACCAGTGTTGGCAGTAGCTGACGGCAAGATTGAAAACGCCAACTGGGGGGCCAGTTATGGTTTGCAGGTAGTCCAAAAGGTTGAGGGTGGCTGGGTAATCTATGCACACTTAAACGCAGTGCGAGTTAAGCCAGGGGCAACGGCTAAGGCTGGTCAGATAATTGGCGAGTCAGGATCAACAGGAAACTCATCAGGGCCGCATCTACACTTTGAGATGCGCGACAACATACGATGGTCTGCTGGCAAAGACCTTGACCCGAAAGCGATACTGGCATCATGAACAAAACACGAAACATCCTTTTAAGAATGGTGGCAGTGTTTGCTGCCTCAAGTCTGTCGGTTGTAGGCGCATCAGCAGTGGCAGGTGTCGAGCCAGCCAAAGCGATTGTAATTGCTGGCATCGGTGGCGTGGCCGTTGTCATCGAGGGACTAGCCAGGGCATTCCTAAAAGATGGCAACCTAGATGATGCCGAAATAAATGACATTTTTACTGATGCAGATAAGAAGCTAGAAAAATGATAAGGCCACATTGTTTTAGATGAATAAACCCTGGCGAGTCGCGCTTGTCGCGCTCATCGTAGGGCTCACGATGTTTTTACAACCAACGAGTGCTTACGCCGCCGTAGGGTTTGCAAACATAACTTGTGAAGATCCAGACACAGGCGAGCAGGTGACACTGTTTAGGGGCTGGGATAATTTCAACGAGTACTTTGCGGATAAGGGCGACATCGCCCGGCATTTCTGTGAGGGTGGTTGGGCTGGTTACTACACAACTTACATCGGTGACGATTTACCAGCCAACGATCCACAGCGCTATTACGCAGGAATAGTCCCAGAGCCCACACCGACACCGACACCCGAGCCAGAGCCAAGCCTAGAGCCGACACCAACCCCGAGCGAATCGCCAACACTTGAGCCAACACCTATACCTTCCCAAAGCGAATTGCCAATTCCTGAACCCCAGCTGACAGTTGAGCCAATCCCTGAGCCAGTAATTGAGCCAGACCCAATAGAGCTGCCGACACTAGAGCCAGAGCCGTTATTAGAGCCAGTGCCAGAGATAACACTAGAAGCAATAGAACCCGAAACACTGCCCGAACCAATAGAACCACCCCTTGAAATAACCATAGAGCCAACACAGGAAGAATTAGTGGAAGCGGTGACAGATTTATACCCAGAGATTATGCAGGGGCTTAGCGTGGCTGAGGCTGTCGCCCTGGCTGAATTGCTGACAGAGTTTACACCTGACGAGGCAGTGACCTTTGAGGCCTTTGAGGAATCGGGGCTGGATTATGAGGATTTACCGCCAGAACAGCCGATCATGTTAGAAAACGGCGTAATTCTTGAGGCACAAGTGGCTGATGCTATTGAGATTTTTAACACCGTAGATGAGTTACTGGCAACCATCTTTGCTGATCCCGGCAAAGCCATTTTGGCAGCTGCCAACATCGGGGCAGACATGACACCCATTGAGCGTGAGGAAAATCAGAGTGTGGTAGTTGGCGCAATCGTTGTGGCCAATATTGCAACAAGTGTAAGGAGAATCAAGTGAAGTGGGTCAAGAAGTATGTGGCGGCCATAACGGCTGACACTTACACATATGTAGGGTTACTTATCGCCTTTTTTACCCTAGATGGGTCAGCAAAAAAGGTGACGGGGCTACTAATAATTGTGGGTGTTGTAATCTGGATGGTGTCACTGCCACTTAGGGATGACGACACGCCCAAATGATTGCATCTTGTCCGAGTATGTCCTAGTCTGACCATAAGGAGATCACATGACCGAAAAGTATTTGACAGCCAAGCAAGTGGCACAACAGTTGCAGGTATCTGAGCGCACCTTACGCAGGTGGGAACAATCAGGGCAGCTAAAGCCAAAGCGCATTGGCGGCGTTAAACGCTTTAAGGCCAGTGACATCGAAAAATAACAAAGGAGACAGGGCAAATGTTTTTTAACGGATTTACATTGTTACTTATGATTATTAGCGCGATCGCAGGTTTTGCTTTCGGCGTGCGCGTAGAAGAAGCACACCAAAGAAGCCGCCGTAGTGAGTGGCTAAACGGCGAAACGGTAGAAGACCACATGAAGCGTGATGGGTGGAAACTATGAGTTTTGACCTTGAGGGTTACACAACAGTTCAGGAAAGATTGGCTGAGTTTTACGCAACATACCCAGAGGGCTCAATACAGTTTGAATACATGGGCGTGTTAGATGGATCGCCGCTAATGATGTGGGGAATAGCCAGGGCGTATCGCACACCTGATGACACGCGCCCGGGCGTAGGCACAGCTGCCGAATTGATTGAGGGCAAAACGCCTTACACAAGGGGCAGTGAATTACAAAACCTTGAGACAAGCGCATGGGGCAGGGCTTGTGCCAGCCTAAACATCGGACTATCTAAGGGCATCGCAAGCAAACAAGAGGTGCAAGCTGCTAAAGAGCGACAAGCGCCAGGGCCAAAGATTGCTAAGCCAATGTCTGACGATCCTTGGGCGCTAGAGGGCCAGCCAACTGATTTAATAGCGCCAGAGTGTCAGCATGGACAAATGACACGCAAGACAGGGTTAAAGAAAAATGGCGATCCGTACGGCGGTTGGGTGTGTGGCGCTGGCGGTAATGGTGAAAAGTGTGATGCAATTTGGGATCGCTCATGAGCTATCCAGTCCATAGCGAGCACTGCCATTGCGAGTGTGACAAATTGGCCGAACGCATACTTAAAATTACCCAAGCCAGTACGCCATCATTGTTAATTATGTTAATTGAGGACACAGTTAATGAGGTTTGTAGGTGTCCAGAGGAATTACTTTACAAGGGTGATCACTGGGCAGGATGTGCATCGTTATGATTTGTGAGCATGGCGCAAGCGCGCCAAAGTATTGTGCGATTTGTCGGCATCAGGGCATTATGGCCAAAGATGAGGGCATAACCATAGCCAAGCAATCACAACTTAACTGGCACGATGAGGCCGTTATCTGCATACGGCAGATGGCTCGCACTGGCAAACCATTTACAGCTGAGGATGTAGTGGCAGAGATCGGCGCACCAGGAGGATCGGGCAAAGTGATTGGGGCAGCCTTTAACACAGTGGCGCGCTCAAACATGATCTGGCGATGTGGCGAGCGCCCGGCAGATCGTAAGTCAAGCCATCGCAGGATGTTGGCAGTGTGGCGAGGCGGTCAAGTTATAGAACAGGTCAGGTTATTTAATGACTGAGGCGGACATCATGCGGTGCGGTTGCGGCGCTTGGTATTACATTGGCAAGCCTTGTGGCTTTTGTGAGAAATGGGCAAATCGTGGATGAAATAGAAAACAAATTAGAAGCCATTATGGCCGATCCTGTTTGGGCAAGCATAGAGCGCAAGATTGCTGGTCATTACGCAGCTGCACAATTCCTGCCAACATCATGCCCACAGTGTGCCAAGATACTTGAGCCAGTGGATTTTGGCGTAGATCCTGACAGTAATGAGCGCCTATGGGTGACACATTGTTGTGGCCAGTGGGATAAGTATTTGGAAAAATTAGGCGAGCAACAACTGCCATAAAACAAACGACACGCTGATCCCAAGAAAGAACAACGTGTCGCTCATTTCGATGCTAGCATCTCAAGTCTCGACAACTCACTGTAAAGTCTAATGCAGGGCGTACTAATTAACACGCTAAACCGCCGTTTGATGGCGCATCTTGGCATGGAAATAAACCATGCAAACCCTACAAATACAGGGTGAGGCTGATGAGCAGCTGCCAAAACGAATCGCCTGGCAGTGATAGACCAAGCAGTGAGCCACAAGGCGCGATTGTCGAAAGACCCATGATCACAACCGATTCCAAACACTGTGAGGATGGCTGAAATAATGCCATTCCCTGTCCAATAGCCAAGCCTGTGAGGATCTTAGTAATACAATCGCAACATGACCGAATGGGTACAAGTGAAGCACTCTGAATTGCTTGAGTATGTAATCCATGTTGAACATTTAGCCAAGGATCATTCAGAGTTACAGGAACAAGTCAAGGATGCAAAAGAATTAGCAAGCATAATTGAGCAGACATACAAAGCAAGGATTGAGAAGCTGACAGATTTGATACTTGACATTCATCCGGCTAATCACAAGTACGAGCAAGGATTGATGCACGCCTATAACATCATGGCTGGCCATCTTGAGTAGAGCGCATAGCCAGGGTACAACTACAGAATGGCGCAACCTAAGAGCTGCTTGCTTTAAGGTATGGGGTAGATCATGTCTGTATTGCGGTGGTCGAGCCACTGACGTTGATCACATTATCGAATTGGCACGAGGTGGCACTAACACCATTGACAATGTGCAACCACTTTGCAAACCATGTCACAAGCACAAGACCGCACAATTTAATAAAACAGGAATAAGTTTTGCGCCTAGACCCTCTTTTAATTCGCCAACTGCTGTATTAAGAATCTTTAGTTTGCCCTCAAAAGTTGCGGCAGCTGCGGCAGCTGATCCACCAAATTCTCGGGTCAATTCGCCAACATAATCAATGCCTGCTGCTTGTACGGCATTTACTTTTTCTTGCTGATCTGTGACCTTTTCCAATGCTTTTGAATATTCTTCGCTGGCAAGTCCGGAATTGTCTAGAGCGTATTGCAAGTCAATATTTAAGTTGGCCAGTTTTGCCTGTTCTTTATTGAATTCGACCATGTTTGCGGCACTGTCGCCCAGGGTAATGCCAAGTTTCTTAAGCCCTTTGAGGTTGCCGTCATTTGCTTTGGCAAGTGCTTCAGTAACCAGTGTTACATCTTTGCCAGTGCCCGCGGAAATGTCTAGTGCTAAGTTAAATAACTTTTGTGCTTGCGTCACATCTTTTGTTGATCGCACAAGGCGAGCCAGACCAGTTCGCACATCGGTATCATTTATGCCTGTTGCTCTTTGTTGCTTTTCGATGTATTTCTCTGTGGCAGCAATTTGATCATCAGTTGCGCCAGTAACATTCTTAAGCGCTGTGGCCAATTTGGTTTGGCTGGCTTCATCCTCAGCTGCTGCCTTGACAGAGTCCACGCCTAGTTTTATTGCAAAGAATCCAACCGCTGCGGCAGCTGCTGCAAAGGCTGCCGACATCTTTTTGGAATGACCATCGACATTATCGGCTAAGCCTTTTGAGTCCCTGTCGGCTTTATCAATGCCCCTAGTAAAATCTGCTACATCGGCCAGCAGATTTAATTTCATTGTTCTGACGTCAGCCATTACATAACACCCGCCTTATCCCAATTAGATAAAACTTTCATAACGGCAGTTTTCCATCGCTGCGTGATTTCTGGCTGGGCTGCCTTAAGTGTCGGGAATATCCAATAGCCTGCGTTACCGCGCCCGACCCTGTCGCTTCTAGGTGGAAATCTAAAGCCACCATTTGGAAAGGCCGACTGGCTGCCTCTTGCATTACGCTCGCCACCAAACTCATTACCAAATAAGAGTTGCCCGGCATTTGCCCCACCTGATGCTCGGCCTTTAGATCCACCAATAGTCACATTTGGAATGCGATCTTTATTGGGTCTAATCGTTGGCGCAATTATTGCAGCTTGTCTTGGAAAGTATGGATGGGCATATGCGGCTTGTCGCATTTGTCCAGCAGTCCATTCACTAATAGATGCCACGTCATCTTTAAGTTCTTGGTTGGCTTCTTTATCCATTTGGTTTAGGGCTTTTAAAAGTCCCCTAAAATCGCGCAAGTCTGGCTGAATCTTGATTGTTTGTCTTGCTTCAGCCATGACCATTCCTGTCTTTAATAAAGTCCAATGCCACTGTGACATCTGTGAGCGACCACTGCTGCAGATCAGCCAGGGGAATACCTGTCGAAACCGCTATTCGGATGAGGCAGTCTGCAAGTTCTCTTTTGGGTCTGGCTCACTCACCACATCAAAAGTTTCAAACTCGTTAATTACCCAGGCTTGCTGACTTGGTAACTTGGTGTGCCCTTGGGCTTTGGCGGCCTTGTAAAGCATACAAGTTATTACATCTAGCGACCCTTGGCTCATCTTTTCAGCTGCCTGGCTGACTGTGTAGCCAAGTTCTCTTTCAACCTCGACCCACAGCCAAGCAGAGTCATCGCTCACTATGTAGTTATTGCCCTGTTTTGTAGTGACTTCGTATCTCATAATGGTTGCCCTGTTCCTCTAGTTACGCTCGACCGACTGATCCATCATTGACAACAAAACTCAATGAGGTTGTAAGTACGTCAGTGGCCGCGCCGCCGACAGTTGGAAAGACTGGATAGACCGACCCAGTAAAAGTGTCACCATTAACATCAAAGCTAAAACTAAGAGTTGTGTCAGGCGATGAGTTAGCCGCATCCCATAGCGCCGAAATAATACCAGCGCTAGAGCTGTCGTCAAGGTACAATTCCACATTTAATGTGGCTGTCTTATCTACGGTCTTGTAAGCGCGACCCGATAGGACTTCTAACACTTGTTGGTTATTTTCCATTTCAAGTGTGACGGTTGATGCTTGGTCAGCGTAGGACACCGAGTTAATGCTCAGGGTCAATGACCGACCAGTTATGTATGTTGCTGGCATGACTTGCCTTTCTAGTTGGTTGTGACCATCTCGATGTTGAGTTGGCTGATTAACATCTCGGCATTTCCGATTTGTTGGACTGTTGGCTGTGACCATCCTGTTAAGAATGAAATGTTATTTGATAACAGATCGGACACAGATAAAATTAAAGTTTCGATGTTGGCCAGTGCTGCTTGGTTGTCAGCTGCATTGACAATCACTGTGATGTCAAAGCGCACATTACAACGAGCGCCTCCGATGGCAGACACTGTGATGTATGGCGAGCCTGGCACTAGCACAATGGCTGGCGGGGTGATGTTTTCATTCGGCCATGCGTAAACTACTCGCCCGGCAGCTGCAAGAGTTGCGGCAAGGTTTGCGCGATAGGTGGCTAAATTAGCCAAGGTAGCCCCTAGTGTCTAGGTGCTTACCTAATAGGCCAGATACCCGAGTGAGCATTGAGCGACCTAGGCGATAAGGGGCAGGACTTTGAAAGTCCACACCCTGCTGGCCAAGTGTGCCAGTGCGTGTGATCCAAATGTCGCAGGCAACGGCTAAGGCTGCCTCTCTGACTTCTGGAGTGGTATCGTACAAAGTTGCTTGGCTAGTCAATACGGCTCGGCCATTAGGAATTACCATGCGCTTGGTTACATCTGCGTTGGTAATCGCGGCTTCAAAGTAAGTCACGCCGTATTCGTCAGTGCCTGTAGCGGTAACTGTTCGCGATCCGTTAAAAGGTGAGCTGCAACCTGTAACTGTCAGCGCTTGACCAACTACAAAAGTGTTGTCATAGCAAAAGAATCTTGCCACATTACTGGTCAGTGATACGCCCTTGATAGATACATCGTCAAAAATAAGATAAGACAGGATTATGTTTTCAGCGCTATCAGCGCAAGCCTGCACAATGGCATCGGCGTAGATGTCGCCAATTCCTAACACTGCTTTGAGTTCAGCAAGTGTGATGAGTGCCATTGTAATTTCCTAACTTGTAAGGGTGTGGGGGACACAGGGCCGCATCCCCCACACTTCTAACTAACTCTGACTAGGTCAGGTTAAAGCGACGTACTCCACCGGCAACCAAAACGCCTACGGCCAAGTAGCCATAAAGCATTGTTTCAATTTCGCCCGAGGTGACCACGTTTGTGGACATCCGTAGGATCGGTGATTCGTAGATTGCCACAGATGATGGCACAACAATAAATGCTGATTCATCAATAGATGTGCTTACTGCGTTTGCATCTACATACAGATCTAGGCCAAGCACGTTGCCGCGTAGGCTTTGTGGAGTAGCAACTCCAGCATTGTTCTGTGGGTTGTAGGCGTTGTAAATTGGGCGACCACCTGAGTCTTTAGCACCTAATAGCAACGACCACTGAGATGTGCCAGCAATGTATGCGGTTGCCAATTCACCTGTTGCTAAGTAAGCGGCAGGTGCTTCGGTTGATACATACGAGATGATGCCATCGGATGATGCTGCTGTTGCTGTGGCTTGAGTACCGCCAGCAGTTAGAGCTGCAATCACTGCTGCATCGGTGGCCTTGTTGTAGGCGCGTGTCATGTTATCAACCATTGCTTGGAAGAAATCAGGGCTTGAGCGCTCTAGGATTTCGATTGAGTAGCGTTGGAATCCAGCAAACTTGTTTACATCAAGATTGACGTAAGAGCTGACGATGCCAGTGTTTGATGGTGATGCACCCTCGTTTGTGTCTGCCACAGTTCCGGCAGTTGTGATCTTTGGATGTGATATGACCATCCCAGAAGCACTAATGGCGCGTGTGCCGATTGCATCGATTGCAGCGCGTGAGCCGATTGTGGTATCTACAACTTGGTTGGAGTACTGCACTGGGGTAAATGCAGGGTTAGTTGAGAAATCATCATCGGCGGCCATAACGTACTGAGCGCTGTCGTGTGATCCCAATTTGGCTTTAATGCTGTGTTCCAGGTAAGTTGCCTGGCTGTTAATTGGACTACGAGGCTTTACATAGGCCACTGGTGCGGCAGCGATAACAACCGCTGCTGCGGTCACTTCATCTGCAACTGGTGCGGTTGTTTCTTTTTCCACTGTGTTCTCCTGTGGTTCATCCTCGGCAGGGATTTCTGCTTCGGTGGTTTCTGGGGTTTCCTCGGTAGCTGCAACTTCCAAGATTTGTGCATCCTTAAAGGCTGGGTTTGTTACATGGGCAACGGCTTCGAGATTGGCTGAGGCAACTACCATCACGCCTTTTTCGATTGTGTATTCATTGACTTTGGCTTCAATACTAAATGCCGGGCGCAAGCCTTCTGAGGCTTCCACTAGCGCATCGTTGCCAGCGCCAGTTGGCGCAATCTTAAAAGCCATTGAGATACCCGCTGGGGTAATCTCTTGCGATCCTGCAATACCGCGACCAAGTGGGCGTGTGCGATCGTGTTCCATGTTTAGGACTACTTTACTTTCATCAATTTCCCCAAATGCGCCAAACTGAAAGCGCACTGGTCCAGCTGACGTGTTGCCGACTTTACTGAATGGCACTACAAGGCCTTTAATTGTTCGTGTCTCAACGTTTGCGGCCAATACTTGACCCTCAAAATTAAGTAGCATTTGTTTCATTTCCTCTCGGGGCTAGATCCATTTCTTCACGCGCTTCTCTAACATCAATCAATCCGTACTCAAGCATCTTGCCTAATACTTCGATTTGTTCAAGTGGGTTGCCGCGTAGGTAATCGTCTAAGTCAAAGCGCACAACCTGACCGCGTGGTGTAATGTCATTCATGCTCAAGCGCTCGGCAATAACGGACATATACGGTTTAAGAGAAAAATCTACCAAACTGCGGCGCTCTTGGCTTACGTTGGAATAAGTTGCGCTAGCGCTTTCGGCGTTGATGTACCAGGCAGGAATGTTGCACATTCGGGCAATTTCGCTAGCTGTGTTTAGCCTGGACTCGGTGAGCTGCATCTGGCCAGCATCGTATCCAAAGGTGGTCACGTCTAATGGGCCAGATAGGTAAGCCGTTGAACGTGTCGCCCGGGCTTGCTTCCACTGAGCCAGCAGGCTCGACACTTGCTCAGGCGGTAGATCCACGCCGCTATTCTTGATGACCATTGTTGGGTTAGGCTCGCTGGCCATACGCTGAACGGCTTCCTCAAGTTTTAGAGCTGTGGAAATTGTGCGACCGCCTCGGTTGAGAATGCCCTCATCAATTCCACTAAACATAATTAGTGAGCCAACACCTGTTGCAGGTACTAGGCCGCCTTCGATGTAAAAGCCGTTGACAATTTCTTGAGTGTTTAAGTCAGTTGTAAAAGTTACCCGCGTAGGATCTATGCGCCGCGCTTCGGTTGGCCTGCCATCCTCGGGGCTAACTGTTAGCACCTGCCAGAATGAGCGACCATGAAAAAGAATATCCTCGACAGTCCAAGCCATTGTTACTGCTAAAGGCAGTGCAGGATCTGGCTGCTTGAGGATATTACGACCCTCAATTTTTGCCCCAGTTATGTCGTTGTAAGAGTTAAGGCCAAGGGTTGCAATCGTGCCAGCAATAATGTTGCGCGCTCTGGCCACTGCTGGCACTTGCATAGCGCTTGAGCGATCAACTCTAAAAGTGTTAAAGGGTGTGAAATACGCATCCTGATAAAAGGGGATTGCGATCCCTGCTCTAGCCTCGATCTGTGGCTTTTCGACAGGCGCGCCCAATAAGAAATCTATAAATCCCATTCTCGCATTACACCACACTAAATTACATCTGTGTAATTATGTCCGAGATTGTCTGCCTGTTGCGCGTGTTGTCCTAGGCGCTGATGATGCTCACGCTCTGTTGTGGCTCGGTTGCGTGTCCCACTGCCATGACCAAAGCGATTGCAGCTGTGATCGGGACTTGAGCTGCTCGCCTGGCAATCCGCCAGCCGCCATCGCTCGCTGGTCTGCGAGCGCAGCTGACCAGGTGGCTGTGCATTGTCTCTTGTGCTGGGTGAAAGAGCTGCCGCGACTGCATCGCATTCATGGCCTGATCGCACATAATACTAAAATTGGCTGAGTTCCAAGGCGTTGGCGATGTTGGGATGCCAGCCTGGGCAAGCCTTGGCGCAATATACCCAGCAGTGTTTGGATCATAGGCTAAGACTCTTGGCCGATAGCGCCTGGTCAGTGTGGCGATCTCGCCAGCCAATTCCAGGTCATTTATGCCGCCCTCTTTTTTCCATTCGTGCAGGAATACGCCGTAGCCGTTTTCTCGCTTTTGCAAAGTGACCAGGCAAGCCAATTCGCGGTTAAAGTTAAGATCCATCGCCATCCAGGTGGGCAGGCCATCCTCTAGCGCGATGTCTGCTTCGCATTCATTCCACACTTGCATTGGCCAAGGGCTATCAATCGCATCAACCCACATACACAAAGTCTCGGTCTTAAAGGCATCAGGGCTGTCAAAGGTTGCCGCATCCTTAATGTTTTGTATGTTAATTGTGTAGCCCAGTGCCGGGTTAGCCATTCGCCAGGCTTCGACATCATCAACCGCCGAGCCTGCTGGCGCGCTGTATTCGTAGTAGCCCATTCGATCACTGGCAAAAGTTAGGGCGCGGCGGCGCTGCTCGTTTAGCACATTAGAGGTTAGATCGCCCGCGTTACTTGTCCAAAACACTTGAGCATTGGGTCTGGCTCGGGTAATCGGTGTGACGGCTGCCCAAGTAGCCTCATCAATTTCTCGCAGCTCATCCACATAAAGCAAGTCAGCTGACGAGCCACGCGGGCCTTCTGAGGTGGCGGCTCGAATTGAATACTTGCGTATGCGTTCACACTTGCCCTCGCAGCTCTTAGGGTAGTGATGGCAATACACCTCTAATTCCTCTTGGCCATTAGTGCGACTAACTCGCTTAATTCTCTTGCGCATCCAGTCCAGGCTTTCGGCCATGTCAACAGTTTGCTTAAATGTGTCAAGCGATAGTTGCCTGGTCTGGCTCATGGCTATCGCATTTTTCTCACCAAAGACATACAAACCAGCAAGTATGCGCATCCGCATCATGTGCGTTTTGCCACACTGCCGGGCGACCAACACACCCACCTGGCTTTTGGCCCAGTTGCCATTAGGCAAAATCTTTAACGCATCATTAAGGACATGACTTTGCCAAGGTAAAAGTGGCAGGCCTAATTCGTCAGCTAGTGCCGATACCACTGGCCCTGCGCTGGGCAGGTTTAGGCTTGGGCTTTGTATTCTTGGTGTCGAGTAGCCGTAGATAGTTTCCAACGTGGTTTGTCCCGTCATTCTGATCGCCCTGTTTTCCCAGTGTTCTAGTTTCTACCGTCAAGTGCAGCTGCTGCAACACTTGTAAATATTTAGCTGCCAAAGGTGTTGCTTCTTTGAGTTCGCCCATGTCAAAGGCGGTATCTAATGCCATGGCAATCCGCCGGGCTAAAGTCAGCGCCGCAACATCAGTTGGCGCGATCCAGTTTGCCACTGAGATTGCTGAATTGAGTGATAGGTAGCAGCTCATCGGTTTAGTCTCTGGCGCTTCTGGTTTGTTTAGGGTCATGATCTAGGCCTTTCGGTTTGGCGCATTTGGGGAAATTGATGAAAGTAAAGTAGTCCTAAACATGGAACACGATCGCACACGCCCACTTGGTC